GAGTAGAAGCGGTTGTGCTCACCGACTGCCGAATAGTTGGCAGCAGGAGAGGCCGCAAGGAAGCCATTGTAGTCGATTTCCGTCGAACGATCCTGGTCAATAAGACCAACATCAATCGCGGTACCGGTCGCCCCAGCGACCACGCAGAAACAATCCACGTAAACGATGTGGGAATTCGCGGGAATCCACACAACGTCGTTGAGGATGGTCTCGGTTTGCGTGAGCGAGGCCAAGGAGACTACAACCTCGGTGATATTGTAACCACCGTCTGCGTTGTAGTAGGTACCACCCGGATGGGTGGAGACACCTTCAGCCGTACCGAATTTGATGAACAGACCGTCGTTGTTGTTCCAAGTACCAGAAGTCATAGTTGCACCTCCTTCTTAGACATAGACCTGATCAGTATCCGTCAGGATAGTGACCAAGTTCTCAGGACGATACAAACCACGACCCCAACGGGCAGTCGTCACGTACTCATCGCGCTGACGATCCTTGTTGTACTCGGAGTCAACCTTCGGGGGCTGACGCATGTTGAATACAATCGGAAGAACGTCGGGAGACGCGCTGAAGAAGATGTTGGCGACGCCTGCGGTAACCGAAAGGCTGTCCACAGTCTCGGCAATGCTCGACTTCAGGTTCTGAGACACGTACAGGTCGAAACCAAACAGGTTGGCAACGAACTTCATGCCAGTTGACATCGCCTTCGTGATAACACCTTCCCAACGCGGGTTGTTGCTCAGATTGACGATGTTGGTGAGGGTTGACAGCGTGTATTCCACAGTTGGGTCGATGATGCCCACCAGATTGACTGGGGGGACGTTCGCCAACTTGAGGGCGTACGCAGCCTTAGCAACGTCTTCAACAGCAAGGACTTCGTTCGTCCCACCACCCACGTAACGGTGGTAAGCGCCGTTAATGGTGTTGGTGTTGGAAGCGGTCTGACTGTCTGGACCGATGGAAAGGACGTCTGCCTCAATCACCTTCATCAACGCACGGTGCTGCTTAGGCACGAACTGCGGGATGACACGGCTCATGTAGAAAGAGTCCTGCTTCATTTTGTTAGTAACGTACGTAGCCGAAGCTTTGTACTGGGTGATCGTGAACTGGAAATTACCAGTATCCATCGCCGTGTAGACGATCTCCTGGTCTTCGCCGTAGTTCTGAACTTCGGCCTGACCAATGGAGGGGATATTGAGAGTATCGCCATCCGGGAAGTCGGTAATCATGTCCACGTATCGCATGGCGAACAACTCATCCTCAAGGACGTCTTTGAGCTGATTAGACCAAAGACTTGAGCGAATGAGATGTTCATTGGAGTTGGTAGTAAAACCAGCCATAGTGAAACACTCCCGTTTCTAGTTGTTATTCGTAGAACGATTCACCTTGTTCAATGGCGTCTTTGTGCATACGCATTTGAGTTGCAGTTGAGAAATATTGTTTGGGGTCCTCCTTACGCATCCTCTCGTAATCCTTGTACTTCTGTGCCCCGTGTGAAGCGCGGAAGGACGTAGAACTTACTTGAGTAGAGCGGGGAGGGGCTGAGTTGCCTTGATCCACTGGGTGGCCAATCATTAGCTCTAGAAAAGCCTTTGGTTGGGAAGCTGCAAGTCCGGTGGCAAAATCCTTGCCAAGACCTACCTCTTCAGTCCTTTTGTGCATCTTGTCAACAAAGTCTTGACCCCAACGTTTACGTAGCTCGTTGCGTACGTATTCGATATTTCTCGTTTGGGTGTCTCGCTCTTTTTCTTGGGAGAGTGACTTTTGGACAAGTTCGGTTACTTGTTCCTCTGTCAGTCCCTTGGCGGTATCCTCGTCTCCTTCATCGACCCGTGGTTCGGGTGGATTACTGGCAGGCTCGCGGGAGACAGACTGCTCGATCTTTTTGAGAGTGTCTTCCAGGGAAAGCCGCTGATTTAGTTCATCTCGCATTTCTCGTAGTTCAGACTGAAGCTTCTCGATAAACCGATCAGACTCGTGTTTGCCACGGGCCAAATCGTCGGCTGTCTTAAACTTCTTGTCGTCTCCGACGAGTTCTTTGAGATAGTCTACTTTACCCCCTTGGTCATCGGGTTTTAAGACTCCATCATCTTTGGATGGGCTAGGGTCGTTGTCGAATAGATCGTTGGGCATGGTCACTCCTTGTCTAGAAAGCTTAGTAATTGGTCTATGTTGTTGTACGCTGCAAGCATCCCGTTGGTGTGGGATTGTTTGTACGCCCAATTAGGAGAATCGTATGTTTCTGGTTTACGTTCTGTTGTCTGCAGTGCTTGGATTCTTGCTTGGACTATTTCTCTTAACCGACCAAGAGAAATGGTGCTGTTACGCACTAATCCCTCTAGTCTGGCTTTTGCTTCTGGTGTTTTACAATGTTTAGTCCACTCGGTCGCTAGGGCTTTCATTACACCTCCTCTGGTGGAAGTGGTACTCCCCCAGAGGAAGGTTGAGCCCCAGTAGCTGCAATATTCTCTGCATGAGCATTGATAGCCTGTTGGGCGTCAGCTTTCTCGGAGAGCCTCACGTTCTCTTCAACGATGTTGAAATCTTCGAGGTTCAATACGTTCTCCCACAGTCTCGCTGTTCTGTAGCCACTGAAGTGAATAATGACATCTGGGTCTTGCCCTGCTGGGCTGCCGAAGAAGTTGTTGAGGTCCTGAACCAAGGTAGCCTGCTCAGCAAAGTGACGCGCAGCTATTGGTTTCAACCTGCCCTTTCCGGTGATGTCTTCCTTGGTCAACTCCAGGAATTTGTCGATCTTAAGATCGTTGTCAAAGGCTCGAACAAAAGTGGGATCAAGTTTACGTCTTGCCAATTCGAGCATAGCGTTGATAAGTGGTTCTACCAATCTGCGTTCGAATTGGGCAATCTTGTTTTGAAAGATACGAGAGGCAGCATTCTCTAAACGTTGCACCTCGTACTTAGTCTTCTCACCTGGAGTACGGAATCCCATGGCTTCCTTGGGTGCACCAGCCATCTCTTCCATCTTAGCTTCGAGGATAGCGATTTGGTTATCCGCTTGAAGAACCTGAGCATCGGGGGACATGACTTCAACATCGCCATCGTCTCCGACGTAAATCCTCTCGAAAGGACCCCACTCAAACTCTTCAACGTATCCTCGAACCTTCAGGGGTGGAAAAGCAATCTGGTCGAAACAGTCAGCCTTAAGATTCTCCAGATGGTCAATTCGGTATTGCATACCTAGTAAATTGTCTAGGGGACCCATAGCCCAAAGGTTGTCTTGGCGCACTCTCCAACCTGCGTGGTAAATGGGAGGCTTACCGAAGAAGGTTGGATTGGGTCGCTTAGCAATGACCTTGTGGCGGTCTATAACCTTGAGGATGTAGTTCTGTAGGAACTCCCCCGTATCCTCGTTGAACAGATCGCCGTAGAAGGTCAGAACTTCAACGTAGTTGGAACCGAGATAGTCTCGGAAGTTGTTGAAGCCTGCAACTTGGTAAATGTTGTCCTTGTAGGTCAGGTTGCCTGTGAAGTCGGCTACTGACACTCGGACCTTGCGAAGGTAGTTAAAGATGGTCTCTGCGTCTTCGAGCATCCCATCTTCTTGAGTCATCTGCTCTAACATCTTCTTGGCTTCACCCATTGTCAACAGGGACTTGACAATCTTAGGGGAAGACATCACAGATGGAGCGATGGGGTTCATGACAATATCGAATGGGCTAATGCGACGAATGACTGGACCCACGTAACCGATCTGGTCTCGATCTTCGGATTCTACTCGTTCGTCCATCCATTCGACGTACGCGAAACAATTGCCGTAGTCGATGTAGTCTAGAACTAACTTGGTCATCTCCTCGTAGAAGTCCGAGGTTTCGATGGCCCAATACATGAAAGCTTCAATAGCTCGCTTCTTATCGAAGTCTGCGTCCTCTTGAGTGGAACCAATCCACTTCAACCACTTCTGCTTGGGGAACATCGCAGCAATATAGTTGGCAAGAAGATTGTCGCGTATTTGACACAGTTTGGGAAGGGTGGTTTTGTTGTTCCAAGGAAGTTTGGAGTTCGATGTCTTGGTGGTGTCGGTAGCGAAGATGTATTGCTGTACCTCTGACCATTCCCGCTCTTTCTCGGCCCGAAACTCTTCCCAGGTCATTTGGAAATTGGCAATCTGAAAACCGTAGTTGTCAGGTTGGATAAAATCGGTAATGTCGAGGACTTCACCAGCCAT